CCTCGGGTTCCCTGAGACGCTCAATTTCGAGGGCATGGGCATCAAGTCGGAGTTCGACACGCCCTCTGGCACGTTCAACGCGATCAACTTCTCGCAGGTCGAGTTGTCGTCCTACTGGGACAAGCTCGTCACCAGCACAGGCCCCGACTGGGACCCGAGAACGGCAAGCTGGCTGTTCAGGGTTAAGGTCATGGGCAATCTGAAGTGGAAGAGCCCGAAGTTCTTCGCGCACGGGGAGGCATACGCCTAGTCCCGAAGGGAGCTTTTCGGCACAAACATAACGTCTCAAGGAGACATAACATGGATTCGGTTGCACAGCTTATGGAGCGTGGCACGTCCTATTACGGGTCGAGCCTGTATCGGCCCACCGCGCCGACGGGAAGCGCCACGAGCCCTTACGGGACTTCGGTCGCCCTGGAAGGGACGGAGAAGGAGTTCCGGGACATCGACCCCACGGCTCGCGTTGCTCCGGGCATCAACATCCTTCGCAGTGACAGGATGGTTGTGTGCCGCTTCGTGAGGAACGTCAGCGGCGTTCAGCTTCAGCCCGGCATGGCTGTCAAGTGGGCCGCCGGCTATCGCGGGAAGCGCGTCGACGGATACCTCAACCCTTCGGCGATCGGTGGGCAGGAGGCGGCCGGTATTGTTGACGAGTTCTTTCCGGCGACTGGCGTCCCAGACGACGACTGTTTCTGGCTGGTCACGAAAGGGCCGTGCCTGGTCAGGGCTCCGGTCGGCGGAGACACCTGGGCCGAAGGAGACGATCTGTTCGCTGCATCGGCGACCAGTTCCCAGGAGGACTTCCTGGCCAGCGCGTCCAGCGGTGCGACGAGTGCCGCGCCGGATGATGAGGGTCGGTTGACGCCGCTGGTGGCGAATTACAATGCGACGCAACAGTCGGACGGCACGGTTGTCAATGTGGCACTGAACCGAGTGGCCGTTGCGATGTCGGCTTGCTCGACCAGCAACGCGGATAAGGCCGCATGGAAGCTCGTTGACGTGTGCCTCCGGTAGTGGTTCTGCGCAGTGCGATCAGGGTAGTCGGCCGACATCGGGGCCGGGTGAACGGGACATCTCGTTCACCCGGTTTTCACAGCGAAAGGGATCGGCGTATGACTCCCCGGAATCTGAATCTATACTGCGCCAGGTTTGATTTCTCCGGCAACAGCGGGTATCCGTCCACGTCGTCGGACGTGTGCGATTACCTGCTCAATCTGGCTGGCAAACTGCGCGACGATTCAAGGGTTGGCGCGATCAATATCAAGCGGTTCTGCGAGACGCCGGCTGACTATGCCAGAAACATGGCAGTGTCGTATGCCAGGCAGGTCAATGCAGACGTTCTGTTGATGCTGGATTCCGATTCGGCGCCGGACATAAACGTCGGCAAGGACCCGTGGGCAGTCCCGTTCTGGGATGCAGCATTTGGGTTCCTCTACAAGCACTATGAGCAAGGGCCCATAGTGGTCGGCGCTCCGTACTGTAGCGGGCCGCCGCACGAGACCGTGTTTGTAAAGCGGTGGAAGAACAGCGAGACGGACTCGCCGGAGCCCGGTTTCAAGTTGGGTCACTACGAGCGCGAAGAGGCGGCGCAATTGGTCGGCATCCAGGAGGCGGCGGCACTTCCGACAGGACTGATCCTGTTCGACATGCGGTGCTTCGACTTGACCGAGCCGAAGCAGGCTGGCGACCGGCCGTGGTTCTACTACGAGTATGGCGATGTGAGTTGCACGAGGAAGGTGTCGTCGGAGGACATCACGGCGACGCGCGACATTTCGATGATGGGGATTGAAAAGCTGGGCTACAACCCGGTCTTTTGCGCCTGGAGCAGTTGGTGTGGGCACTGGAAGCCGAAGTGTGTCGGAAAACCGCGTGTGCTAGGAGCAGATGCGGTTCAGCAGAAGTTTGCCAGGGCCATAAGGGATGGCCACTTGCCCGGAAATCTGCGGAGAGCAGAGGTGAATTGTGGCGGTAATGGCCAAGGGGTGCCCATACCCGGTTGACGAGATCGTGCTGGCGACTCCGCCTCCGCCGAAGGAGTGCCCGAGTTGTCGGCGGTCTTTGCCGGTGACGGCCAATCATTGGATCTTCGAGAACGGCGAGGCAACGGGGATTTGCCTCGACTGCCTGAAGTCCATGCCGCAGAGAGGAGACCTGGAGAGAAAGACCGCATTGCTGAACGACGCTACGGCACGGCTGATGGAGGCGGCGAAAGACGGGTCGCTGAGGGCCGTCCATATCGTCGAGATTTACAGCAATCTGGTCCAGGAAATGGGCGGGCCGCAAGTGCTCACGTCGATGTGGGCCGAGGACATCAAGAAGCGGCGTGACCAACTCGATGCGGCCGGTAAACCACCGGATCGGACCTTGTTTGACCAATACATGGCGATCTTCAAGATGGGTGCGGCTGTGAGCGACCAAGCGCTGAAGGCGGCTGCACAGCTTTCGGATGACGAATTACGGCGTGAATTGTTGGCTCTCGTGTCGGAGCAATTGTCCGACGAACTGGTATTGACAGCGGAGCCCGTGCAATGCTAGCATGGGCAACATGTTGCACGATAAGTCGATGCTGAGCGCTACCGACATGAAACGGTTGCGTGAATTGCTTGCCGAGGAGAAGCGGCGGCGAGGAGAAGGTCTGCGCCTGTATCGTCCCCGCCCGGATCAAGTTCCGTTTCACATGTCGAAGGCTGGCGAAAGGCTGATACGCGGGGGCGTCCGTGGCGGCAAGACCATGCCAGCCCTTGCCGAGATCGCTTCGGCTGCCACGGGGCAATCGATCATTGGCGCTGATGGCAAGCCGATGCCAATGCAGTATCCGACAGATCGCCCATTAGTGATCTGGATCATCGGATGGGACGAGGACCACATTGCCCGTCTATACAGGAAACTGTTCCGGCCGGGACAGTTCAGGATCATTGAGGACAAGGCCACGGGCCAGTGGCGTGCGTGGCAGCCATGGAAGCCGGAAGACGTTGGCAGAAAGGCGGAAACGAAACCGTCCCCTCCGATGATTCCCGAACGGCTCGCCCCGGAAGATTCCTTTGCGTGGAAGAGCAAAAAGGAGCAGGTGTTCACGTCCTGGACGAACCCGATAACCGGGACAACGATCCACGCCTACAGTTCTGGCGCTGCCCCGGCGCAGGGCGAGGCGGTCGATGTCATCTGCATCGACGAAGACGTCAAGATTCCTGCAAGCTTGGCGGAGTGGCAATCGCGACTGGCTGACAACCATGGCCGGTTGATCTGGACGGCGTGGCCCCATTTTGGCAACGAGGCGCTCAGAATGATGAGCAAGCGCGCCGCCAAGGATCGAAACTCGCCAAACCCAGATGTGGAAGAGTGGGTATTCAAGTTCAGTGCCAATCCCTATATCGACGACGACGACAAGCGACGACTGTTGAAGGCATGGTCGGCTGCCGGACAGGCGGTGCTTCAGTCCCGTGACCGTGGCGAGTTCGCTGAGGACATGAGTCGGGTCTGGTGGATGTTCGATCCAGACATCCACGGGATCCCAAGGTTGTCGTCAAAGCCGGACGCCCTGGACAGTTTCGTCGCCAACAACAACTGGAGAATCCCGAATGAATGGACGCGATACATGGTGCTCGACCCCGGCACCAACAATCCGGCATTGCTGCTTGCGGCCGTTCCTCCGCCGGAGCTTGGCGACTATGTGGTGTGTGAAGCCGAGTTCTGGGGGCCGCGTGCGACGGCGACCATGATTGCCCAGGCCGCTAAAGACATGATCGGAAGCCGAATCGTACAGGCGTTTATCATAGACGCACACGCTGCGCGACAGACGCCGATGGGCTTTTCGCACACGATCTATGATGGCTACCGCATGGCCTTTGAGGCGGCAGACGTCAAGAGCGTATCGACCGGCTATGACTTCCTGTTCGGATCGGACGACATCGCGGCCAGAAACCAATTGGTAACTCAATGGCTGGAACTTCGGCCGGACGGCACCACGAAGTTTCGGTACTGCCGAGATCAGATGCCGAACCTGACGGATCAGATGGCCGAATATCAACAGGCCATAACGCGAGAAGACGTTACCGAAAAAACTGTGGAGCGTAAGAAGGACCTGTGCGCGTGCCTGGGCTATCTGGCCTCCATGGACCCGCAATATATCCCGCTGCCAGCGGCCCCTCGCCCCTTGTGTGCTGCATACAAGCAGTACCTCAAGGACAAGCAGATTGCTGAAGGGAGCGGCAGTGGTCCGGTCTATGTCGGATGGGGGCTCCCGTCCGATCTTTCGAGAGTAGCGTAACCCTGAACCCTGAATGGAGACGTGAGATGAGTAATGAAGTTCAACGACAGACGCTTCCGGTCGCTGCGGACTGCTGGTATTACCGGCAAGGGGACACCAGATCGGAGCCATTGGCCGCCAAGGTCACTCGGAGCAATTCGAGTGGAATCCTCGACCTGAATGTGTATCCCCCGAATCACGGCCACCACGATGTTCGGCGGGCAATCCGACATGTCGACGATCCGTGGTTCCAGTCTCCGCATGGCGAAAAGCAGAAGATTCAAGACGGTGCATGGGATTACGTCGAGCACCGAAAGCCCAGTGGAGACGAACACCTGTCTCCAGAAGCGACCGAAGCACGGGTCAAGGAATTGTACGCAAGGTTCAAGGATGCCTCGCTGGTTGCCGCAGCGATGCAGGCGACAACCGGCGTGGAGTGGACGGATACCAGGGTGCTGGCAATCGCCCGACCGAAGAAGAAGGCCGAGTAGAAGATGCTGGACATCGACTCCGACTTCATGCGCCCCGTCGTAAAGGCGTGGGACGAACGGATCAAGCAGGGCATCAAGGCTCGTAAGCCTTTCGATGACACTGCCGCTACGTGCATGGAGTTCTATAGCGGCGCCGTCGGCTGGATGTACGAGGACAAGTACCGCCGGAAGTACACCAAGGGAAGATTTTCGCCGAGATTCCGCGTAACGCTGAACAAAGCGTTTGAGTTGGTGGCGCTATTCGGGCCGGTACTGTACCACAGGAATCCAACGCGCACGGTTAAGCCCTACGAGGCGATTTACTTTGGGCCGGAATCGCTGGGAAACCCGGACGATCCGGCAATCCAGATGCTCTACGAGCAACTGACTCGCCAGGACCAGATCGACCATTCTCGGGCAAAGGTCCGATGTGCGTTGATGGAACGATACTTGTCAATCACTCCTCGCATCCAGCCTGGCGGTGGGCTCGAACAGGCGGCGCAGGATGCGATTACGGAAGGGTTGATAAAGGGCGGCGGTATTCTTGTGCCACAGTCCTACACCACGCCCGGCGGCACGAGGACGCTGACTGGATGCTTCTACGATTCGATCGACAACTGGGTCTTTGATCCAGACGCAGAAGACCTGTACCGCGCACGATGGATTGCCCAGCGATGCACCGCACCGTACTGGGAGCTTGAGCGTGCTTACAAGCTTCCTGATGGAAGCATGGCGAAATACGCCAAGCGCACCGGAAACGCAGAGGATGAGCAGCTGCAGGGATACAGCGGCATCAGACGCCGCGAGGGCAGCGCGAAGTGCGATATGGTTACGTACTGGAAGATATGGTCGAAGTCGGGAGTGTTCCGCCTGCGTGGAGGGAATGACCCGAGTGCAAACGGCGATCCAGGGCTTGCCAAAGCGTTTCAGGAAGCGGTCGGCGACTTTGCCTACCTGGTGATTGTGGAAGGCGCAGAGTATCCCGCTCCGTTGAACGCAACCGCCGAAGCCTTACGCACTGCAACATACGACCAGGCCAAGGAGATGTTTCAGTGGCCGGTGCCGTACTGGGCGGCCAATCGAGTCATTGACGGAGGAGTTGCGGGTGGATGGCCAATGGCCATGTTGAAGTTCTATGGTCGGCCGCGATGGATATGGCCCGTGTCACCCATGGCTCCAGCACTCGGCGAATTGACCATTCTGAACATCGTCATGTCGGGGATCATCAATCGAGTCTGGGATGGCAGCCGGACGTTCATTGCGGTCCTGAAGGCGGCTGCGGACAAGGTGAAGCCGATCATCGAAAGAGGCGACGATCTGTGCGTGTTCGAGCTGGACAATATCCACAAGTCAATTGACCAGATCGTCAGCTTTCTCGATCAGCCCCAGATGCAGGAGCAGATGTGGAGGATGGCCGACTGGCTTGGCACGGCGATCGACAAGCGGACGGGTCTGTCGGAAATCTGGTACGCGGTCACTGGTCAGGCTGCATCGCGAAGTGCGACGGATGTCGAGACCAAACGCGAGATGGCCAGCATCCGCACCGACGACATGGCCAAGGAAGTGGAGCAGTGGTTGGCCGAGACATCAGGATTGGAGAAAGCATGTTCATACTGGGCTGGCGTGAAGGGACCGGATGTCCTGCCCATGGTGGGGCGTGTGGGCAGCTACCTGTGGGACCAACTGGTTGCCGACGAGGACCCGGATGTGATCTTCCATCAGATGGATTGTACGATCGAGAGCGGAACGAGCAAGCGCCCGAACAAGGACCGGGACATTGCCAACATGAACCAGATGTTCCCGGTCCTGATGGCACAGGCCGACAAGCACGCTGATGCTACGGCGGATACGGGACCAATCAACGCCGTGCTGCACAAGATGGGGCATATTATCGAACAGCCGATGGATGACATCATATTCCCGCCTCGCGTACCGGTCGGGATGCAGGGAGGGGCCGATGAGCAGCAGGCCGCCCAACAGGAGCAGGAACAATCAGCGGTGGAGCACGCCCAGAGGACGCAGCAGTCCGAAGAGACGCATAACCAGAAAATGAGGCACGCACAGCAAATGCAGGCACAGAAGATTCGGATGGCGGAGGCGCAAGCAAGGATAGCTCGAATGAAGGCCAAACAGACCGCGAAGGCAGGATAGGAGTAGATGCAAAATGCCCAACTATCGCTACCGCTGTGAGTGCGGAAACGACTGGCATGAAGTCCGTAGCGTTGCCGATCGCGGCCTTGCGATATGCCCATTCTGCGGTCTGGGGTGTGCCCAGGTATTCGAGGCGCCGACGGCAATTGCTGGAACCGATAGCCTGTACTACGCCCACAAGCGATACCTGGCCGACCAGATGGGCGACGGGGATCTTCGGCACAGGATTGCAAATGCCGAACGATCCGGTTTCATTCCGAGCGCCAGCGCCGTGTATGAGCCTGGACTAGCGGATTACCCAGGCGACCCAAAGGCGTTCATCACTGGCGGGCAGAATCAGATCAATCACCGGCTGGAGGAAATGCGAGCGAAGAAGACCAGCAAGCCCGTTCCGTTGGCGGAGAACCTTGTGCGCAGGTACGCGAGGGAAATGGTGCAGAAAGACCCGAACCTGAAGAAACTTCGGAAGCAGGAACTTCGTGAACGTGTCATAGCAAAGCATAGGGCAACAATCGTCTAGGGTGTCGTTGACATGCCAGAAGGAACAAAAGTAGAGCGGCTGTATTCGCACCTGAAGAGACAGGGCTATTCGGTACAGAGTGCGGTTCGGATTGCCCAAAAGGCAACCGGCCTTGCATTGGCCACCGGAAAACCACCGAAGAACAAGCTCGGCGAGGCGGCGAGGGATCGGAAACCACAGACGGAGGGAATGCCGTGACTGCGTTTACTTCCAAGGCTTC